TGTGACTACTTCGATTATGTGATTCGTGACAGTGTCGTGCTGTCACGAATCACATAATCGAAGTAGTCACACGCACCATCATCACCAGCAGCGAAGTGGTCTGTGAAGGTAAACCATCCACTTTTTGTGGCTAACGTGAGGTTGCCCGTGCCGGTGCTTGAAGTGGTGCAAAAAATCCAATCTGCTACAAACATGGTAAATCCTTAGAACTTGTAAAAATACATTGGCTGGTTGTGAACTGGCATCAGCACAATGCCGCGCATAGACCCACGGTTGAGCCTGAATCGCCCGTATGTGCCATTAGCGTGTCCTGCCGTAGGGGTTACTCCACCCGCTGGCGTGGTACTTGTCCACACCCAGTTATCGCCACCTGATGCGGGGTCGGCTCCAGGAGTCAGAAAGTAAAGCGTCTTGCCTGTCCTGTCCCACGACACAAACCGGCTTGCAGCGGCATCCCACTCCAAGACGTTATTGCCAGCGCCGGGGCTTGTGCCTGTGCAGGTTGGTGCGTATATCGAACTATTCGGGGATGCCAAGTCCTGCGCGTAGACCACGCCGCCGATGCCCATGTAAACCAGAATATCCGCGCCTTCATGGATAGCACCTTTGTTGTTGCCGACTGCGTTTGGATTGTTCTTTGAATATGAAGTCCAAGTTTGTGCCGAGGCATCGAACATTCCGAGCGCCGTGCTATTGCCAAAGCCCATAGACCACGACTTGTTTGTAACTGGGTTATGTCCGCCGACTCGGTTATAGCTACCGCCGCCGAATGAAGGGAAACCCGAGTCGTTAGCCGACCAAGGGTTAACCGCCGAAGGGTCTACAGCAAAGTCGAATAGATCACCTGTGCCGAATGAACTGCCCGTCGAGTAATACCCTGGTGCGCCAATGCAAAGCATCTTGTTCAATGTCGGCAGATAAACCAGCGTGTCGTAAGTGTGGCGCGACACCGGCCTGTTGCTGATTCTTGCAACATCGTTGGCTGCGGGTATCGTCGGGTCTGTCAGCCTGCGCCATGCTGGGGATTCGTCTTCCAAAGGGCCATACGCATAAAGTTCATTTCCAGCGTAGTCGCCGTGACCGCCACCGAATATGACCATAAATGTGCCTGCGTGGAATGCTCCAGAGTAGTAGCACCCCGTTGTGTTCAGGATGCCGCCTCCCCATGCGTTAATCAATGACGCATACCCACCAGAGCCGCCAGGGTTCGTGCCTGACCATCCCACTCCGCTGGTGCTCAGCGTCGAGGATGACAGGGCCACCCACTCATTGGCCGATGCAGCCGTGTACCACAATGGGCCAGCCGCAGGACTCCCCCGTCCATGTGCAGTATTTGGCCCACGATAGATCACATCAGGCTCCACAAAATAGATAAATCACCGCAATCAATGCAGTGGCGTAGGTCAACCAGAATCGAGTGAAGGTCATCCGACTGTTATCGCAGTAGCTGCGAAGTCGACCAAGAATGTCTCTGTATTCGCCATCGTCACGCTTGAGCCGTAGTCGTACCAGCCAATCAATGGGTCGGCGGGGCTTGTCGGTGTGTCGTTGTATAGAGCAACGTAGCGGAATGGCCCTACAGCCCCCGTAGCGGTTAGCGTCAGGTCAACCAATACCAGACTCGCCACACCACCTGATTGCGTGTATGAAGTCGTAGTAACGTTGAAAGGCGTACCACCCGAAAGGTTAGTCGTTGGCAGCGGAGCAGTCAGCGCGGCATAAGTCGCATTAGCTGCCGTTGGCGCAGTGTTAGTCAATGCCACCTTAAGCTGGTGCGTACCAAAAACGTGTACGCCTTTGCCCAAGTCTTCAGCGAATGCGTTTGTACGGTTAAATGTTGCCATGTTTACTCCTAGATGATTCCTTGCGCCCGTCCGTCAGGGCCGCGAATGATTTGCTTGGGTTTGCTCATTTGATCTAAAGCGGCACGAAAACCGTCAATAGATGCAGCGAGCGCGTTGTTTATGTCTGGGTTTTCCTGCTGTGGCGTTTGAGTGCTGCCCAGCTTCAATTGCTCTATGTAAATCTGTGTCTGTGCGGCTAGTTCAGCCTTCCACTTTTCAAACTCGACACGCTGCATCTCTGCTTGTGCGTCTAACTGAGCTTTCATCATCTCGCGCTGTGCGTCACGCTCATCATTTGAGCGCTGCAATTCAAGATTGGCTTGCACTTCTTGCAACTTAGCCTGAGCTTTCAATTGCTCGACTTGCATTTGCATCTGAGTCTCAGCCTGGAACTTCTGGATATCCTGCTGCGCTTCAGCTTGAAATTTCTGCGCGTCACCCTGCTGTTTCATCTGAGCAATCTGAATCTCAATCGGAGGTTGCTGAGGTTGTGGTTGCTGTTTAGACGGGTCTTGCAGGAAGTTATCAACGTCCTTGAAGCCTGCGTTTTCAATAACCTTGGTACTTGTGTGATACAGGTGTTTCGGAGTCACCAGCCCGAATTGCATCGCAGCAGTTTGCATCTGGTAAATGCTCATTAATTGAGCCGCTTTTTGCTGTGTATCACCAGTACCCAAGCCGACATTAACCGTCATGTCGTAGCTGTCGCGCCACTCATTCGGGTCGTACTCGACAAACTCATTACGCAGACGGAAGGATAGTTTCTCCATGCCGCCATCTGTCAACAGCTTGAGAATGCCTTTAAAGATAGGCTTTAGCAGTGTCTCAGCAGCTATCCGTGCAATCAATTCAACCCTTTGCATTGCTGCGCTTTGATCTATTGAGCGCCCTGTAGCTGTGTTGTTTAAGCTGTCAGGGTTAAGGCCCATCGAGGTGCGGCTAACACCTGTGCGGTTTTCGCGCATACCTTGCACATATTCGAGCATGGGCATCGAAGCACCCGCAGCGAATGGCGTTACAAGCGGAGTCACTGCGTTTACATCGCGCACCCTGACGATTCCACCTGGACGACTATCTAATAAGTCATCGATGTTCGCTAGAGAACTCCAGTTACTGTCACTAAGTACGGTAGTTCTGGGGTTATTCGTCAGATACAGATTATTCAGCGTCTGACGCAGCAGCTCTGTGTGCAGTTTCTGCAAGTCACTGACTGCCTCTGCCATCGACATACCATCCCAGCGGTGGGTATTGAGGATTGGAGAGAATGTGGCAATTGGAACGTGCGATGTGACTTCACACTTGAGAATCTTGTCCTTCAAGCGATAGACACACAAACGCTCTGCGATTCCATCACCGTCTTTGTCAGCTAGTACAAACTCAATCCGGAGCCAGCCTTCAGCCATTGAGTCATCGTCAGTGTCATCGTCATCCAAGTCGCCATCATGCTTAGACTCGAATATGTCGTTGTCGCCGTTATATTCAGTCGTATCACTAGCTCGTAAATCCGAAGCATCACACTTGAGGCCCATTGCTTGGATGTCAGTCATAGTGACCTTCATCATCCTTGCAACATAAGGGCAGTCTTCGAGCATTGGTGAAGTCCAATCGCGCTCTACTAACAAGTCTTGAGGGCTGAAGCTTTCAACCTTGATAACTGTCTTTTTCTCTGTCTTCTTTAGTCTCCCCGAGTACCCCATAACAGGCTGCCCCGTCATTAAGTCCATTTCGGGCTGTTGTGTCTGCGGGTTCATCACTGGTGCAGGTGTTGCCTCAGTAATCTCAGAATCTTCACTCTCTTGCAGCAGCATAGCCAGCATCTCTTGGCTGGCATTCTTGAAAGGTACGCTAGAGACTGTTTCTACTGTCTCTTTGCGCCACATCGTTGCAGAGTTTCCAACAATCAGAGCGTCTTTAAATGCCGTGTACAGCACCATGAAGCCGTTGTTTTGCTTAAAAAAGATGTAATTGCACCCGTCTGTAGCCTGTTCAGCGGGTTTCACGTCTTCTTGACGTGTAGGCTCGAAAGAAACAGCCTTGTCAGTGCTTGAGAATGTCTTAAGCAGCGCTGGGAGAATCCACTCTACCGTGTCTGACACGTCTGAAGCGACGATAGTTGACCAGTTAGTGTCCTCTGTGCCGTAAGGAGCGCGGTGATACTCAGATAGCGCAGTCTCGCGGCTTGAGCGTAGATGCCCATTGACGTAAGCGCCTGCGCTCTGCTCCTTGGAATTGAGCAGGTTGAGTAAATCAACATCGTCCATTTTCGCCATAGGTCATCCTTTGGCATGGATTATCTTTTTTGGTAATAACTAAGCGACTACCCTTGACCTGCCATATTTAATCGGCTTCACGCTTCCATTGGAGTTAGACAGCGAGTCAGACACGATACATGCATACCGGAATGCATCGGCCCCGTGAGAATACTCATCGTGCAAAGGCGTACTAGCTTCCAAAGTCTGCTTATTGATATGCCGCCGATAGCGCTTCAAACACTCAACCAGGCGCTTAGTCTTGTCTTTGTCGAAGTAAATCCTGCCGAATGTCATGCGTGAGGCTCTGATTCCCTCTTCAATCGCCATATTTGGGGTTTGCTCAACAGTACAGCCAAGCGCTTCCATGATTTCCTGTGCTGACTTGCCTGTTTTGAAGTCCTTGGCGAATCCATCGTGCGGAAGGTAGTGGATGCCCCAATTCAGTGGCATAGCCTTTAGCTGTCTCACATAGTCATCTAGCGTCCTATGGCTATCCTCGATGTAATCAACAATGCGTAGCTCTGAGGCACTGCGCTGGATTAGCAGGATGGACATGGAGTCATTCCACCCCAGGTCCCAGACTGCGTGTGTCTTCAATAGCGGATCTACAGGTACAGCCCTAATCCTGCTCTCGCTCTCAGCCTTCGCCACTTCATCGAAGTAGATGGCGCCAGATACAGCAGGAAGGCACTTACCCTCCCACACGTTCTGATAGTCCTCTGCCTTCATTGTGGCCTCTGCGTGCTCACGCTCTGCCTTGAGAACCTCTGGAAAGTAGGGATTGTCCTGCCAATTCATCAGCACCGATATGCAATTAGGCGGCGCATTCATCACAAATAGCTGATGCGTAGGGTCTGTCTCTAGCTCTGGGTTATATGTCACCCATATCTCAGAGTCTTCCTTCCTAATGGTGGGAATAAGCAGCTTCCATGACTTAGCAGAGATTGCCTGGGCTTCCTCGCACCACACAATATCAACACCCTCGAATGACTTTAAGCCGGTCGCCGTAATGTCAGACAAACCTGAAAAGAATATCTGTGAACCGTGCGGCCCTCTAATCTCCGTCTGGTAAATGTCAAACACAGCCGATAGCCCCATGGCTTCAATCTGGTCGCTCAATAGCTGGTGAACCGATTGCTGAATGTTCTTTTGAATCTCACGGGTACAGAGAATGCGAAGCTGCTTTTTAGTGCAGAGTGTTAACAATGCCCTGGCCACAGTCCAAGACTTGCCAGAACCCCTGCCGCCCCGTAGAACTTTGAAGCGTGAAGGCTTGAATAGAAACCTAGCCGCCTTGGGGAACCTGATGTCTAACTCAGTCAAAATTAATGTTCAGCGTGAAGTTACCCGCTACCTCATGTTTGGTGGGAGCATTGAAACCGTGCATGGCGTTCAATTCCTTCACTGCGCTGACTTTCTCATTAGCCCTAGCCTCACCATCTACCGCTATGTCTGCGAGGGTTCTAACGCTGTCTAAGCGCGTCCAAATGGCTGCAATGGCTATTGCCTCTTTCAACGCAGCTACCCTAATTG